TCCCATGGATAGAAAAATGGCTAAGTTGTACAGTCGTATAACGTCAGATTTGTTGCAAGATTTAGATGACGCACAAGTATTGTTTGGGTCTTCTTTTAACATTTTGGCGCATTACGGGGTTGAGTCCAGGCGCGGTGGTCCAGAAGATGAAATGCGCGGAAAGATTATGTCCAAGATAGGCGCATTAAAGATGCTGTGTTCTCACCCAGATTTACTTATTACCAGCGCTAACAAATTTAACGCGGGTAAAGGCGAGGGTTCTTTGTATGCTGATAGTCTGGTTAGCTCTGGAGCTTTGGATGGGGTAACAACCTCTCCCAAACTGGAATATCTACTTAGATATGTAACAGAGTTTTTAGACCAAGACGATTCTAATAAGGTAGTCATATTTGCTACCCATGTTGATATGCTGGATAAGATAAGCGTTGCTTTAGGATCAGAACGTTGCAAGCTTTACTCAGGTAAATTAGATGCAAAAACCAAAGAAAATAATAAAACCGCATTTAACACTGACCCAGCGATAAGAGTATTGATTAGCTCAGATGCTGGCGGCTATGGCGTTGACTTACCAGCAGCTAATCTATTGGTTAATTATGATTTGCCATGGAGTTCTGGAGCGGCCACCCAAAGAAACGGTCGTATAAAAAGAGCTTCCTCTACCTGGCCGTCAATAGTTATTCAAGACATTGTGGTAATGGGTTCTATAGAGGAGCGCCAACACGAGATGTTACAGCAGAAAAACGCCCTTGCATCTGCGGTTATTGATGGCGAAGGATTTGACGATAAGGGTGGAATTAGCATGTCTGTGAGCAGTTTAAAGCAATTTTTACAATCAACCCCCGTGTAGACTATGAGGATGCCTAACGCGCCTAAGACCCCAACACGCACAATCCGTGTACCTGATGACATCTGGAAAGCAGTCCAAAAGAAGGCTGCCTCTGAAGGAGTTACTGTTACTAGCATTATTATCCAAGCTTTAGAAAAATACATTGCAAGGGTTGACAAGTAACCGTTTAACGCATTAACATCGCCCCATCATCTTAAGGGGGTGTCTATGGACATAGAGTCCGTTAAAACTAATCTAACACAATATCTTACTTTAAAAGACGAGTCTGAGTTAATAAATAATAGGCTGTCAGAAATTAAAAAAAGATTGTCATCAGCAGTTGAAGAGCTTGGCAATACAGATGAACGTGGCCACATAATTTTAGAATTTGATGCCAACGGTGAGTCTAAAAAAATAATGAAGCAACGTCGTGTATCTAAGACTTTAGACATGCAGGTTGCTGAAGATTTATTAACAAAACGCGGTATTAAGGACACCTGTATTAAGATGGTGCCTATGTTGGATGAATCAGCAATCATGGCTGCTTTTTATGAAGGCTACTTATCAGAAGAAGACATAGATACAATGTTCCCAGCGAAAGTAAGTTACGCGTTTATTGTTGAAAAATGACAGATAACAAAGACTATATAAAAGATTCGTTTGCGGATTTGGATATTTTTTATCCAGGTAGTAAACGAAAAAGAAGAGAGACACCTAAGCCCGAGGTTCAACCAGAGGCAGACTGGGATGCCAAGTCTTATAAGAAGACTCTTCCTAATGGTAAAGATGTGGAAATGTTTACCATCGGTGCTCTTGCTTCTGCATTGGGTAGACCACTTATCACAGTACGTGCCTGGATTAAAGAGGGCTACCTCCCAGCCTCGCCCTACAGACTTCCAACAAAGAAGAATGTAAACGGCGAGGACCATATGGGACGTAGATTGTATTCGCGTCCAATGGTTGAATCTGCGGTAGAGCTGTTTAGCAAGGCTGGACTTCTGCATAAAAAGCGGATAGACTGGTCCTTACACCAGCAACTATCACAAGATATAGCTGAGGCGTGGAGTAACATCCGCGTAAAAGAAACTGAACAAACTGAAACAGGAGAAACTAATGTCAGTGAATCGCACTGAAGACTATATGCCAAAGGTTGATGAATTTAACATTGACCCAGTACTAGATGCTCGTCCAGAGCAATCAACAAGCAAAGCAGTACAAGAGGGTTGGGAAGCAGCAGACAAGCTGTCTATCTCAGCTACTGATTACCCAGTAGAACTTCGCTTTAATGAGGGTGAATTTACAGTAATCAAATTTTTGGACCCTAACGGCCCATTTGCAAGTTATAAGCAACACTTTCTACAACAGAAGACTGAAGGAAAGCGTTCATACATTTCCCTTGGTCCAAACGATCCACTATGCACAAAGCTTGGTAGCAAGCCAGAGGATAAGCGTGCTTTTACAATCGCTAACCTCAGTGTTGCAGGTGGACCACAGCGACAGATGATTGTCGCATCACCTCGTCTATATAAGACATTACACGCAGCGCATTTCTCACCTGCAGGTCCGCTCAATAAAAACTATTGGGCCATCAGCCGAACAGGTAAGATGCAACAGACTGTGTATCATTTAACCCCGATTAAGCCACGCGACCTTATGGAAGATTGGCAAATTAATCCAGAAGAGGCTGAGAAAGTAATCGCAGAGATGAAGCCCTATGACCGCTCTATTATCAAAGAGCACACTTGGGCTGAACTTGAAGAGATTGCAAATCAACTACTCGGTCTATAACTAGAATGCTGTGAGGCCTAGTCGCCATCCCCTCAACTAGGCCTTACAGTTTAAAAGGGGTTACATGAATATAATTACTACTATTGAACAACTCAATGAGTTGGTGGAGTATTACTCCAAGCAAGATGCATTTGCATTTGATGTAGAGACCGTGGGTGACAGGCGAGGAGTGCCAGTTGTAAATGAAGTCTTATGGCTTTCACTTGCAACACATGGCAGAGGCGATGTCATACCATTGGGTCATCCTCATGGAGAATTTATTAGTGAGACATATCCGTTAACTGGTCAAGGCGAGAAGAGAGTCCTTGCAGGTTTAACCGCTAGAGAAGCGGATTACTCTAGAGATAAGAAGAAGGCTGTTAAAGTGTTTGGTCCTGCAGTTTCACAACTAAGACCAGCAGAGGTATTTAAAACTCTTCAACCTTTAATGTTTAACGATAGTATATTAACTATAGGCCATAACTTAGTATTTGATTTAACTTCTGTTGCCAAGTATTACGGCGGTAAGATTCCAGTTCAACCATATTTTGACACTATGGTTGGTTCTTTTGTTTACGATAACAAGAACAAAAACAAGGTTGGTTTAGATGATTGTTTAAAGCGTGAGCTGGGATATGAGATGGAGAAGGGGGTAGGCGCTCAGGTTGAGAACTATGGGTTTTCTGAAGTTGCTAAGTATTCTTATTTAGATGCCAAGTACACGTTCCTTTTATGGAAGGTGGTATCCCCAAAGATAGATGCTGCAGAGTTAACTAACATAATGAAGCTTGAAATGGATGTATTAGAGGTGTTGTGCAGCATGAAATTGTCTGGGGCACCTATAGATTTAGAGGCATTACAGGTGCTGAACGATACCTTAGAGGGTGCAATAGAAGAGGCTAGGTCTGATATTTATAAAGCAGCGGGAAGGGTATTTAACATTAACTCTAATCCCGAAAAGCAACACCTTCTATACAGCCCTAAGTCTGAGGGTGGCAGAGGTTTGAAGCCTAAGTTACTTACGGGTAAGGGTGGCAAGAATGAAGAGAGTGGCAAAGAATTGGTTTATACAGATTATTCTGTTTCCTCTGATGCTTTAGAACCTTATAGGGAAAAGGATCCATTAGTTAAAGCTTTATTAGAGTATGCGGATTTAAATAAATTACACACCACATATGTAGTTCCATACCTAGGCGGTGATGTGGTTCGCACTACAGGTGGTAAATCAAAAACTGAATACAAAGAGAGTTTATTAGTCAATGGCCGCGTGCATTGCGATTTTATTCAACACGGCGCAGAGACAGGTAGGTTTTCTAGCCGTAACCCAAACCTACAGAACATACCCAACCCTTCCGCTAGTGATAACGGCAAGGCTATTCGTAATTTGTTTTATGCTCCTGAGGGTTACAAGTTAATTGTCGCGGATTACTCTCAGATTGAACCCCGTATCATTGCTTCTATGTCCAGAGACCCCATTATGATTAATAATTACATAGAAGGAGAGGACATATACACAACTGTAGGAGAGACTATGGGTGTGGACCGTAAAGCAGGTAAAGTGTTAGTATTGTCTATGGCTTATGGCGTAGGCGCAGATAAGATTGCTCGTTCTATTGGGTGCTCTCTTACCCAAGCACGCGATTTATTAGGCGAGTTTTCAGCCAAGTTTTCTTCTGTAAATAAGTATCGGTTAAAGGTTGTTTCTACTACAAGAAATAAAGGATACGTTACAACTTTAATGGGTAGAAGAAGGTATATACCAGAGATAACTTCTAGAGACCTAGGACTCAGAGCCAGTGCAGAGAGACAAGCTTTTAATACGCGAATTCAAGGCTCTGCTGCCGATATTATTAAATTAGCTATGGTTCGCGCTTATAAACTTATTCCCAATAGCGCTAGTTTATTGCTAACTGTGCATGATGAGTTGGTAACCATGGCTCCAGATAAAGATGTGGCTGAGACTGAGCAGGCTATACGCGATGCTATGGAAGGTATTAACGTATTGGATGTTCCTTTAGTCGCAGACCTTACAACTGTTTCTAGATGGGGTGAGGCTAAGTGAAATGGTTTAAAAAGAAAAAAGATATGGAGTATGAGATTGTCTCTAAAGACATACCACTTACTCATTTAATGCGTTGGTTTCTTTATGACACAGGTTTAATAAACCCAAATGAGATTGTAAACAGGTTAAATTTAACACCTGTTAGCGATGAAGGAAATGTAAAGGAAGAAGAAGATAGCGATAACAGGATGGCTAGCATTGCGGAGTTAATTCCTTTTCTAGAACTTATGTCAGACATAACCGCAGATGCCATTGTGGCTATACAAGTACAGGATATAGAAGAAGCATTGGGTTCAGATACTGAACAAATTTCTCATGAGATGACAGTAATGCGTAGTTTATACAAAGTTGTTGGTCTTTCTGCGCTAGTATCAGCTTTTTCTGCAGCCGCAGAACTAGGAATGATTTCTACAGACGCTGTACAAAACATGCGACTAGAGGACGGTAATTTATATGAGTAGTAATTGGTGGGCAAATAAATTAGGTGCACAGCAACCACAGAACACACCTCAAGTTCAACAACCAACTTATGTACCAGCGCCTGAGACGCCGCGTCTACCTGCTACACAGCAAGCAAGGCCAGAAACTCCTAGATGTCCCAGTTGTGGAAGCGGTAATTATGGGGGTACAGCTGAAACTAGAGCTAGGTGCTATGATTGCGGCTATCCAATTCAACAGTCTGGAAGTGGGGTTCCTGGTATGAGAGGTCCACAATCTCAAGGACCAGTGCAGGCTGCTAAACAGGTACACAGCGGTAACAACTTCAACCCACAAGGAATTATAGGAAAAATTTAATGAATGCCGAGCTAACTAAAGTATTATCTAAAATAAATAAAAAATATGGTGACTCTACAATTGTTCTTGCGTCCGATATAACTGAAGGCACTGGAGTTCTTACTACAGGTTCTTTAAGTTTGGATATGGCTTTAGGAGGTGGCTGGCCTATAAATCAATGGCATGAATTAATTGGTGAAGCTAGCAACGGAAAGACTGCTATTGCATTAAAGACTATTGCTGCTAATCAAAAACGTGACCCAGAGTTTACTACTGTATGGGTTGCTGCAGAACAATGGGTACCAGGTTATGCAGAGATGTGCGGAGTTGATGTATCTCGCGTATATGTTATTTCTACTAATATAATGGAGGAAGCGTACGAAGCTGTTATTGAAATCACCGAGTCGAAGTCTGTTGATTGTATTGTCATCGATAGTCTCCCAGCCCTTGTCCCTACATCGGAGGATGCGAAGGAGATGGAGGAATCTACAGTGGGACGTGGGGCATTACTTACTAATAAGTTCTTCCGTAAAGTTGGAAAAGCTAGCAAACGAAGTCTTACAAAACCAGAAAGACCATTCATCGGAATCTTAATCAACCAGTGGCGTTCAAAGATTGGCGTTATGTATGGAGACCCTCGCACAACTCCAGGCGGACTAGGTAAAGATTATGCGTTCTTTACTAGAGTAGAAGTGCGTAGAGATGCTTGGATTGAAGAGGGCACTGGGCAAGAAAAACACCGTGTAGGTCAAAGCATCAAACTTAGGATATTAAAGAACAAGTCAGCCCCTCCTTATCAGGTGGCTGTAGTTGATTTCTACTTCTCAGAGGGTGGCGAAGTACCGCCTGGAGAGTACGATTTTGGCAAAGAAATCATATCTATGGGCATATTAAATAAGGTAATAGCCAGAGCAGGTGCCTATTATCGGTATGCCGATAGACAATGGCAGGGTTCAGAGGCTATGCTTGCCTCTATCCGAGAAGAGATTGATCTGAAAGAAACTCTAGAGCGTGATGTTCTAGACTCAATTAAAGCTGGGTCTAAGTACGCACATGAAGAGTGAAGGTCAGCGTCAATCAAAGAAGCATGAGGACCGACTCGCTAAGAGGGTTCAAGGTAAACGTAACGCCGCTAGCGGTGCGTTTTGGAGTCGAAAAGGCGATGTCCGTTCTACTGATTTGCTCATAGAGCATAAGTGGACAGGCAAAGCTTCCTTTACTGTCAAAGCGGCAGTTCTGGAAAAGATTGTCAAGGAAGCAATCCTTGATAGTCGGACTCCCGTCCTAGGCTTCAGTCTCAATAATGAGAACTACGTGTTGCTCACTGAAGATGATTTTCTGGAATTGCGCCAGAACCTTCAGGAGTGTACTTGTCAGAGCAATATGGTGAAATAAGAGAGTGGCGTTATGAAGCTAAGTGTCGAGGAATGGACACGGAGCTTTGGTATCCACCAAGAGATAAAACTAAATATAAAGCTATAGCTACAGTATCAAAAGCTGTATGTTATGGACGTGACGGCCTACCAGAGTGCCCAGTGCGTAAACAATGTCTACTTTATGCAGATAAGATAGATGAACAGCATGGGATATGGGGAGGCATGAGTCATAGAGAACGAAACGCTTTGAAAAGAAAAGCAAAGCGCAAAGGTCTTACCTTAGAGCAATGGATAGAAACTGAAGAATGATGGAGACATATGAACTACAAACCAAGTGGCACTCTAAAGAAGTTTGTCGATGTGGCTAAAAAACCAACAAGAGTATTAGGTTCTGTAGAACGCCACGTACTATCTAAACCTTCTGACAATACGCGTAGAACAGATGTTCTACACCCTTCTGAGATGGCTGACCCAAGTTGGTGTCATAGAGCGTCTTGTTTCCAGTTACTTGGTAAACCTGTAGTTGGTAAGAGGGCTCCAAGTTTTAGACTGATGTCTGTCTTTGAAGAAGGTCATAGCATCCATGCTAAGTGGCAAAAGTGGTTTCATGAGATGGGTGTTCTGTATGGCAAATGGTATGCCCCGTCTATAGATGAATACTTTTGGGGAGGCGCTGATTGTTATGACGGGCCCCTTGAATACTGTGAAGTGCCTTTATTTTACGAACCATTAAGAATCTATGGTCATTCCGATGGATGGTTAGTTGGGTTAGGTAACCCCTTAATGCTTGAAATAAAATCTATTGGCATGGGAACTTTTAGATATGAAGCTCCAGATTTAATAGCTGAACATAGCGGTGACTTTGAAAAGATATGGAAAAACGTAACCGCGCCCTTCATGAAACACATAACTCAAGTTCAGATATACATGAAGTTAGCAGAGTTAATTGGTCTGGCAGATTGTCCCCAAGAAGCAGTTATCATATACGAGGCTAAGGCTACTCAAGAGATAAAAGAATTTGTAATTCCTAAGAGCGACTTTGGTATTGAACATTTGTTCGAAGCAGCAGCGACTATAGTTAAAGCAGTTGACAAGAATGAGCCATTGCCATGTAACATTAGTGCTAACGGATGCTACAAATGTAGAGGATATGATGAGTGATTTAATTGCCACAGGTGCCGCAGAACAGATGCTTCATGTATTAGCAGGTCAAGGTCTGCCAGTACGCACATCTTTAAAGCTAGACGTTCCGCCCTTTCCTACAGATATTACGTTAGTCAACGACCAAGAGTTAATGATTCTTGCAGCAAAATATATGGAGAATTATAACTTTGTTAGCACTCAGGTAGCTTGTTCAGAGATAGCAGAGTTAGAGTCAGAGAATCTTTACGACTATGAATACTCTAAGAGAATGATAGAAAAAACTACTGGCAAAACTACAGAAAAATCTATTATGCTTAAAGCCATAGTCACTACAGAAGCAGACATTGTTAATCTTATTAATCGTAAAACATATGCGTATGCTTATAGAAAAATGTTAGAGACTATGAAAGATGGCTTGGAGCGTTCCTACTATTTAGTTAGTAGAGAGATTACTCGTAGGGGTCATGGCGATAAGATGAAGAACAATAGGTTTACACCATGAACATATTTGAAGAGGCCAACAGTCTTATACACGGTGACCGTCAGATGGACTACGACCACCCACTCGATAACTTTACACGCATAGCAAAGATATGGTCTGTAATATTGGGCGTTGAGGTTACTCCAGAGCAAGTAGGTTTATGTATGGTGGGCACTAAGTTAGCTAGAGAGGCTTACAACCCTAAAAGAGATAACCTAGTGGATGGCGCGGGTTACTTTGGAACTATAGAAATGGTTTACGAAGAACGAGAGCGCCGTGCCCGTAAAAATCTTTAAAGACGGATCATTAGGTGACGAGCCTGTATATGTAGGCATCGACCAGTCTTATAGTGGATTTGCTATAACCTTATTAAACAACGGTGGGTTTTTAACTACCGTATACAAGTCTGAACTACGCGGTGTTGACCGTCTGTACGATATACAAGACCACATGTACAGTTCGTTGCAGACTATGACTATAAAAGATGTAGCCATAGAAGGGTATGCATTTGGTTCTCAAATGGCTAACATGCTTGGAGAGTTGGGGGGAGTAGTCAAGCTAACCCTTCATACCCTTGGGCACTACCCCCTCATAATCCCGCCCACAGTACTAAAGAAATACGTTACAGGTAAGGGTCAGGGTATATCTAAGAGTCAGATTATGCTCCACGTATATAAGAAGTGGGGTGTAGAGTTCTCAGATGATAATGCAGCTGATTCGTTTGCGCTTGCGCATTTGGTATCTGCAAAGGCGTCTTTGGCTTATGAAAAAGACATTTACCAAAAAGTACAAGACCCAAAGTACAGGGAGAGATGATGAGTAAACGTCAAGAAAAGATTGAAGCAGCAAAGGCAGAGCAACAGGCGTTTATAGCTCAACGTCGCAAGATGCAGTTGGCTATATTCCAAACTAACTTTAATGTTGGTATTCAATTATATGAAGCTAACAAAGATAAGATGTCTCCAGAAGAAATACAATTAGTGGAGATTGAGATTCAAAAAAATTTAGAGCTACTAGAGAAACTAAAAAGTGAAGCCGATACGGGAACTCAAGCCTGATTACACAGGGTCTTTGGACTACCAAGAATTAGTCCTCCACCAATGCCCTGTATGTGAGTCCAATATATGGAACATTAAAGCCATGTTTGAAGACTATGAAATATCTATGTATTTTACTGATATGGAATGCGGTTCTTGTGGCACCTTCGCCAAAGCCCCCACTCCTTTAGACAGACCAAAACTAGGTTAAAGGACATAATAAATACCGAGGGGCAACACTATTCGTAAACCGAGGTACACATGTCCGAGCAAGAAGAAAATATACTGCGGGTATCAGCTGGGTCTAACCCACAAGCTGTAGCTTCCGCAATCGCCCACGCTATCTATGAAAACCGCCAGTGCAAGATTCGTGCGGTAGGCGCAGGGGCAGTCAATCAAGCCGTAAAAGCAATCGCTATAGCCCGTGGTTACACCGCCCCTAGAGGGTTGGATCTAAGCTGTATCCCAGGGTTTGCTAGTATAGAAAGCCATGACGGTCAGATTTCCGCAATTGTTTTTGCAGTTGTTGCTAGTTAACCCTGTATTTATCTAATGAATAATCTACATTTATTAGACACCTTAGGCCAAAGGAAAAGAAATGAAATCAGATTCTAAAATGAATCCAGCTCCGATTGCTCCCACTTCTGCTGAGCCATCTAATGCTGTAGGTTCAAAACCACGTGTTGCTATGCCTGAAAAGGGCAAGCTCATAAAGAAGACAGGTAACGCCAAAGGCGGAACTGACCCTTACAAGCAAGCAAAGCCTTCACGCAAAAACGTAATGGGTCAAGGAGCTAGAGGAACAGGCGCACGCTACGGCGTTCGTGTTAAGTTCCAGCAGACCACAGCTCCAGAAGCAGGCGCTACACAAGGAAATGGTCGCATCTTTGCATCAGCCGTTCGCCGTCAAAAGCCAAACTTTACAGCTGGTTCAGCAGACCTTAATTAAATAGTTAAACCCTAATAGCACCTCCGTTTAAACCGCGGAGGTGCTATTATTTTTATTGGCCTGCCGATTGGGGGCCGTAACCTAGTCTCGTCTAAGGAGAGATTATTATGAATAACCCTATTAACCCCTGGGATAAATCAAAAACCAAATACCCAGATTATGGTAAATATGTGGAACAAAAACCACTTCCACCAGTTCCAGTAAATCCGTTTGACTTATTAAGACCATTAATTCATTCGTGGACTATTGGATTTGACCAACACTTTAAGATAATGGAAGAGCTACGAGCTCAAGGTCAGGCAATTAAGACCTCTACTTACCCTCCCTATAACATCAAGTCATCAGGAGATGATAAGTATGAAATTGAATTGGCTGTAGCTGGCTTTAACAAAGCTAACATCAAGATAGAACAGGCTGAAAATAGCCTCTTAGTAAAGGGTTCTAAGGATTCTAATGCGGAAACCTACCTTCATAAAGGGTTAGCCGCTAGGGACTTCGAACAAACGTTCGTACTTGCTGACTACGTTAAAGTAACCAAAGCCTCCCTCATCGACGGCATACTCACTATCTATTTAGAGCGTGAGTTGCCTGAGGAAAAGAAACCTAAAGCCATACCTATCAACAGTAAATAAACATGCCGAGGGGCCCCAGTAAACACTGGGGCCCTTTGTGTTTATGTGATACTATTCTGATGTGAGCCGACGCACCGTGACGGAAGAGCCTGTGTTAGATGTATTAAACAAGCACTTATCTAATGCTTCTGCTTTTGAAAGATGTTCATTTGGATATTGGCTTGATAAACAAGATGATGCAACTAAAGAAGGATTTAAAAAAATATTTGATTCAAAAAATATTTCAGCACAACAGCTATACACAGATTTAATTGATGCAGGTATTGAATTACCTTGCAAATTAACCACTTTTCGTTCCCATATGAAAGGCTATTGCCTATGTCAGAAAAACTGACTGTACTTGAAGTTTTATCAAATACATTAACAACTCAAACAAGTGATTGGGCGTGGCCTCCTGTTCAACAAGCAAAGCCAGTTGTTATTAAACCAGCGGTATCAAAAGCAAAGACAGCCAGTAAGGGAGACTATCGTTTAGTCTTCTTCGTCCCAGACCCTCAGATTGGTTATCGTAAGTATGAAGATGGGACGCTTGACCCATTTCACGACGAGTCTGCAATTAATGTTAAGTTTCAAATACTTGCCTACCTCGAAGAGAAGTATGGCGTTGATGAGATTATCCATTTAGGTGATTACCTTGACCTTCCTACTATGGGCAAATATGCACAAGAAGAGATGTTTGCTCATACTGTGCAACCTGCCCTCGATTACGCACACGAGCTTTTAGCGAAGCAGAGGGCAACCTGTCCCGATGCTAAAATTGTGCTATTGGAGGGCAATCATGACTGTAGGATGCAACGTTTTGTAATTGCTAATGCAATGGCATCCAAAGGCATTAAGAGAGCAGGTGCAAAACCAGAAGACTGGCCAGTTATGTCAGTGCCATATCTTTTACGACTAGATGAAATTAAGGTGGACTACGTTGGAGCTTACCCAGCAGGAGAGTATTGGATTACAAAAACGTTACGCGCTATCCATGGCAGCATTGCCCGTTCTAACGGTTCTACTGCAAGTGCGCATACAAACAAAAACCCACATATATCAACAGTCTTTGGGCATGCCCACCGTCAAGAGCTCCAGTATAAAACTGTCGCAGACGCTGAAGGTCCAATCCGTTCTGTCTCAGCCAGCCCTGGTTGCCTTTGTCGAATTGATGGAGCCGTACCTTCTTACGGTTCTGGAATCAATGACCAAGGACGTCCTGTCAAACACTGGGAGGATTGGCAACAGGGAGTGATGGTTGGATGGGTCAGAAATGACGGACCTTTTACATTACAACCAATTCATATCATGGATGGATGGGCAATTTACGAAGGTAAAGAGTTTAAAGCAACTATTTAGCTAACCAAGGCGTATTATGTAGGTATGCCTAATACCCATCAGAACATACAAAACCTCGGTGCTGGAGGCATGTATGGAACTAACACGGTATATGGCGGCGGTGGCGTTCCTGTTGCTCGTTCTGAGCTCGACTTTCTACGCTTGGGTGTGGGTCGTGCCCCGCAAGCTGAATATCCTGATGGGTATTTAGGTACTATTCGTTCTCGTCGAGATGACAGAGGACGACCTTCTAGTACCTCGGATAATGTATTAGACAGCCTTAAGACTCGCGTAGGACAACGTGGATATCAACGTGGTGTTCATCGCGGGGAAAGAATTGATGCGTCAGATTATTATTACCCAGCAGGTTTAGACAATATGCGTGGCATACAACGTCAGATGAAATCCGTAAAAGATGGAAACGTCATGCGTTATAAAAGAAACTCACCTAACTTCAATCTTGCACCAGCGCCTCATTTACCTAATGATGGCAAAGCAAATATGCGTAGCACTTCTCCAGGAGAAATCGATCAGAAGCGAGTAGATAAGTTTGCTCGTATGAGGCCGCAATGGAAGTAGCAAAAGGTGGCGGTAAGTTTGGCGATGGAGTTTACGCACGTAAACCGTGGGTTGCCCCGCCGCAGGCTGCGTTTCCTCCTCAAGAGTACATTGGGCCATTTCAATCCAACCAAGAACGTTTGCTAAGCCAATCCCTTGCTGCCTGGTCTATGACTGGCGAAGAAATTCAAGAGCATGTTCGCCCACCCTTGCCTCAAATAGAGATGTTTCCAGCAAGATATGGGTATAAAAATACTGAAATAGGTATAGCCGATATAGTTGATATGCCAGGACGTCCTGCCCCTCGTGTAGAGTATACGAAGAACCCTGGTGTCACAGAATCCTCAAGCAGAAACACGTTAGGAAATACATAATGGGACGTAATAACGGAGATTTTAATCAAGGACGTGCTCCTAGCATTAACGTTGAGGAAGCTGTGCGTTTACAAAAAGCTCACGAGAACGCAAAAGGCAATTGGAAAGCTGCTTTACAGCAAGAACACAGCAGGTCGGTTGAAAGCCAAGATAGAGCAGAAGCTGCTTTAAGAAAAGCTGGTGAGTTGTGAAAGACCCTGGATTATTTACAGATAGCACTGGCGAAGGCATGGCTGGGGCTACAGATGTAAGTTTTGATACCCAACAAGAGCTAAAAGAGACTTCTTATAATGGTACCCGCCAATGTAAAGGGTGTGGCGCCAGTATCGACCCTGTACAATCTTTACGTAACGCAGATTTTTGCCCAACTTGCAACCGTCGCAAGATGAGCTCACTAGTGAAAGGCCGCATGGCATGACAGTAAATAAATCACGTTCTCAGAACTCAGACATGCTTGAGGGCGCCACTGATGGCAAGTATCGTAAGCGCCGTCCTAACACTACCGTTGCAGCTGGTATGGGCGATGAGACAGTAGTTAAGAACCGCGCTAGTTTGCACCCATATATGAACTACGGATTTACTAATTCAGAAGAACCAAATAAAGTAACCCCAGGAGGAAACTAACATGGCTCCAAGACGCAGAGAAAACGATAGTTCTCGTAAACCAGATTTTTCACGATTTGGTGGACAAGCAGGAGCAAGTGTAGGTATTTTTGATGCTGAAGACGGTCAAAGACCAGGCGTGCAATCTTACGGAAAATCTTGGAATAAACCTGTAGCACCTAAGAATGAAACAGGAATTAATGACACCCCAAGATCTCCTGCTTGGGATGGGGACGCTGATACTTATGGTCGTAAAGGAGCAATGAAAAAAACTCCTAGTTATGGAACTAAAAATGAAACTCCAGAGCAAGAATCTGCTCGTGGAGCTCGTATGAAAGTCAGTGAAAATGTAACATTACTTGGTAGCAGTAAAAACGGTGGTTTCTCAGGAAGACAACCAGTTTCTGCTGACACTCGTGCAAGAGGAGAAGTAATACAGAACCAAAATAAACGTTGGGGTCAGAAGTAACTAATGCCTGCGCCTCGTCGAGAAAATAATCCAGCCAGAGTAGCTAAGATTTATCAATCTGCTGGTTTTTCTTTTGATCACGGCATTCATGGTCAAGGAGATTATAAACTTAGCGATGGAAGAGTTGTTAGTTCTTCTGATGATGAAAAAGCGCAAAATACTTTTAAAGAACGCGGATATAACAAAGGTAAAGCCAAAGACATGGCTAAAAATTTGTCTAAAAATGTAGAAAAGTCTTTGCCAGAAAGTTCTCCAGCAAGTGAAAACTATGATGGAGCACCTTATGAACAATGGAAAGTAACAGAACCAAGAGGTATATAATGGGACGCAATAACGCAGATTTTAATAGCGGTAAAGAGAGCGGGCCATGGCCTACGCCTATTGGTATGGGAGCTTTAGTTTCTCCCGATGATTTTGTCGCAGATAGAGAGCGTACTGAGCATCACAAAAAAGAAGAATTTCATTTTGAAATGGGCGGTATGCCTGCTGTAAAAGAATATAGAAAGAAACACGGTTTAGATTAATGGTTGACCCAGGAGCACAGTTTAAGTTTAATAAAAAAGATAAAAAACACGTTAATTTATTAAAAACAGCTGCTGGAAACGATGAATTAACTCTGTATCCTGGTGGATTGATGGGTATAGGCATGAAAGCTAGCCCTCAGGTAGAGGCACAAAAAAATTCTGAGTCAAAGCCTGCCCCGAAGGCAGTAGCTTCAAGTAGATCAAAAATTGAGGATAAAGTAGCTACGTCTAAAGCTAAAAAAACCCCTAAGTTCCTTGCTAAAGCTAGAAGTGTAGAATCCTCAGCTAAAAAGCGCGGGGTCATTTCAGAGGGCCTTAAAAACAAAAAAGAAGAGGAATAGTGTGCTAGGCTTCGGCCTATGTCAGAACTAGACCCAGATTACTTACTCCTTCTTGTTTGCTATCAATGCAAATCTATTGAAGAAATCCCCTATGTTAAAAGCGGTAAATATTTGGGGGACGGCAAATATGACCAAACAGACAACCCTTTCTTACCCCTGTGTGTAGAGCCACATGAAAAAGCTGGGCATGTCGGTAGGTTATTAGATATACCTACGGTCGCTTGGTTAGGGCGTCAAGATATTAAAGAAGCCACATTAAAAAAGATTAAAGAACAGATGTTAGCTGGCGGGTCTTCTGGATTAGATGTATTTGGCACTGATTTCTACGATATTAAGGACACATACTCCAAAGATGCCATGTCTTGTTTTAACCTTCACCTCAGACCCAGCGGTCAATGCCCAGATTATAAATCTGATAAAAAAGTGCTAAAACCTAAAACTGACGCAGAGAGAAAAGATGCAGGATTGGAGAAGTCTAAGGTTAAGATTTACCTGTGTGACTTCTGCCCAGTAAAAATGTATAATCAGAAACGCGCCTATACCGAGAAAGGTCTATACCAATGAGTGAAGAAATTACAAATGAGACATCTGCAAAAGAACCTATTAAAGCTAAAACAGCATTTATGGTTGTACAAGCTCCTAATGGTTCTTTTTATGCATTAAACCAATTAGATACCCCCGTGGACGCTGAACACTTAGCAACACTTCAAGACATGAAGGTCGGTTGCCAGGAGATACGGGATGCTATCTACCGTACTGACATAGTTAACTCAGTAAAGGCCCTTTTTGCCCCAAAACCTGAGGAACCTGTCTCCAGTTCAATCCGCGAAGCCCTTGACGAACGAGGTATACTGTAAATACACAGTGAAGGGTGGGCACCCATGGCGTTTATTGAGATGACTTGCAAGTGCGAGTCCTCATTTCAAGCCGATTTATCTGAAGACAGCGAAACGTTAATAATGTTGTGGGCGCAATCATTTGTTGAAGCACATAAAGATTGCGGATTTATGAATAATCATAAACCTAACGACTATGAAAAATACCGCGTTACCGATGTTATGGACAAAGAACGGAAGAAAAAAGAGATAGAATGATTGGATGAACTTCTACGACGTATTGGTGGCGCAAGCCAAGCCAGTTGACGTAGAGCCATCCGAGACTTCCTACTTTAGTCCTCCAGGAGCTGGGTTAGATCCCAGGTTATTCAGAGACGGCAAGCTAGTTCCAGCAGTTCGTTCATCCATTTTCCGCATTTTATTTGACCATTTACGTATTTATTTTGTATATCCTGAGTCATATTGTCACGTTTGGTTAGCTGGATCTGCAGTTTCTTACCAATGGACAGCTGCAAGAAAACCTGCAGACTTAGATTGTTTGATAGGCGTTGATTACCAAAAATTTAGACAGGCTAATCTTGAATATAAGGGGTACAGCGACAGAGAAATAGCCTCATTGTTTAATGAGCATTTCCGCGAACATTTACACCCAAAAACCAATAACTTCTTAAATGCATTTGAATTAACATTTTATGTAAATGTGCAGTCCAATATCCTCAATATAAAACCATATGCTGCATATTCCTTAACCAACGATGATTGGACAGTTCAACCAGAGATAAAGGCACCTCCTTCCAACAAAGCTTGGGAGCAAAAAGTGGAAAAGGATAAAAGTATTACCATGGAGATTTTATCCAGATATTCTGCAGCCTTGACAGCTATTGGTTCTGCTACTACCGATACGGCAAGAAGAAATGCCGAATCAGCATTAAAGCTTGCGGTAGACCAAGGAGCGGCCTTGTTTGATGACATCCATACAGGAAGAAAGTATGCATTTAGCCCATCTGGCTCTGGATACGGAGATGTCCATAATTATAGATGGCAAGCGGGTAAGTCATCTGGAATCATACAAGCGTTAAAGAAGTTAAAAGAAGTTTCATCTCAGAGTAGAAAGCAATTTGAACAGCAAACCTACGGCATGGAATTACCAGACGCTAGCACTCTTATAAGGAGAGCGCTTGGACCTAATAAGTGATATAT